CCGGTGGTGCTATGCCAAAACCAACCAGAACAATACTCGCTAATGTAAATGTCCATGTTGATTTTCATTTTTGGTATCAAACCTAATCTCTTAAGAGTGACTTCAGCATGTTTAAAATGTGGGATGAATCCTTTATGTGTTACAAAAAGGCTATCATCGCCTAATATCAACCCAATGATTGAATGTTGAACGATGGCGAATGCCTCAATCCATGATTTGCCATTTATTTCTACTACAGCTTTTGTTAAAGCATATAAATGGTCTTGTGCATTAAGTAATGAATTGCCACAGGACGTTTGCCCTCGTCCTGATTTTCTTCTTCCTTTAGCTCTGTATTTAACCCCATGAGCTGTGCGACCTCGGGTATCTATGTCCCTATGTATTGCTACCAATGTTTGTTTTGGGGGGCAAAATCGCTTGAAAATTTTATACTCATTTGTGAGTGCATGTTCGCATTGCGTGCCATCCCAATTGGTGGCATCATCTTCTACTCCAATGACATTACCAAACCGATTCATTATTTTATGGATAGCTTCCTCAAAAGCATCTCCTAATGCGTTGGCATTCAGTCCACTGGTGTAGACAATGCATGATTCATTTTCCATGCTCCATTCACTTGCTAAATACTTAGAAAACGCAAGTGTCCATGGTCCCGTATGGACCTGTAATGGCTCATGGCATCCCTGTATCAAACGAGGCGATAAATCATATGGGCCCATGTCATCAATTTTGAATAAAAATTCTCTTTTAACGAAAGATTTGCTAGATGTGTAGTTATTCTCTAAATACGCAGTGGCTTGGTCTCTAGCAGTAACAAACCGCAATTGAGCGGCTGCTGGAAAACGTCGTAGCCATGTTTTAAAATGTACAGGTGGTAATGGGTGGGGTGTGTTCCCATCTGATCCATTTACTGGTAATAGAGTGTTGAATAAACCAAAAAAGTGTGAATCCAAATTATCCCACTCTTCTTCTTCCAATGCTATTGGAAAAATTGAGCGATTCCTAATTGCTATCTCCTCATTGTGTGAACATGCTCGAGGTTGAACTGGCATTCTCTGAGCGAACACAACCCCACACGCGGTGGCTCCATGCCTGGGTTTGCAAGCATCGAACTGTGTCATTGTTATTGTGGACTTAGAGTCCAAGGGTTTTAATGGGATATTTTGATAGCAGATATCACTATACACTTCATTGTTAATGTAGTGTAACGCACTGCCCAATTGTGGTGGTGGTCCACCATGAAACCAGGAACGTATTATCCTGGTTAACCCTTCTTTAATGTATTGAATTATCATTGAAATTGTTGAAGGAATTGAGGCTGACTGTGGTCGGAAATAGTCTCTAAATATATTTCCACATGCGATTAGGCCAGTGGTTAATATTTTGACTGATTTCCCGATGGTGGGATAAAACAAATTTGTGATATTTACAATATTTGCTAATGTGGTGATCAATTTACAAAGTGTTGTGACAATAATTGAAACGATGGCTTCAATGATGTGGCTAGTAACATTTACCTCATAGATTAAAAGTTTTTCTACGACAGGATAAACTTTATTCATGGTTAATTTGATGAGGGACATTAGTGTTTGTATCACTGATGCTGGTGGTACAACTCGCATGTGTCTAGTTACATTATGTATTTTATATATACAACTTCCTATGAATGCTGCAATAGCAGCCCACAATTTGTATCTATGTCGATAATACAGCTCATGCCACCAATTCACTCGAAAAGCGATTGCTTCGTTAAACAAAGCAAACTCTTTTGTCTTATCCCACAACATCTGCGCCAAAGACTTGTGCTGTTGTTGTATACGGGAAAAGGCTAGGATTGGTGCCAATTCAATGACCTCTTCTAAAATGTCGTCATCTATATTATACTTTCTAACCAATGTTCGAGTTACATTGATCATACTTTGGAAAGTATCGGCAGTTCTTGGTTTATAAGCCATAGATACTACCAGCTGTGAAATTAGCGTCTTAGGTACCCTAATTGGTTTTTCAACACCAATTATTAGGTGTGTAGCATAAGAAAATATAGGTGTTCCAGTCTTGATAACACTAGTTAAAGGTGTTTCAATTGTACCCATAGGTGTAATAGGTTGGTAGTTGATGGGTCCTATATAGTTGTAATTGTCCAATGAGCTTGCAAGGTCCATGGTCAATTGTGTAGGATTTGCCACTAATCCCAATGGTGCTCGGACGAACTTATAAATAAGTGTGTCGCCTACTTGATCAATTTGTGACCAAGCCATAGCTGCCGTTCCATTGGTGTAGTATCCAGGTGCTAACCATGACATGTTATCGTGTTGGTATGAATATGAGTTGCCAATAGTTTGGCTGATAACATGTCCGCGGCCATTGACCGTGTATTTGATGTCTCCAAGACATTTTGTTCCATAAGGGTCAGTGTACTTATGTACTGCTGCATATAGTGTACCAGTGGTACACGATGTAATTGCTCGCAAAATGATAATTGGTGTCAAATAATACAATGAATGTAATGACATGTAAATATCATGAGTTACACATACGCAGTTGTCTTGCAACTTGTGTTGGCACCAATTTGGTCCAATCCAAGTTGTGTTACGAATAACATCATTTGGTGATAATTGAGGACACAATCCCCACACATTGGTTCGTCCAAATCGAGCATGTCGATTGGGATTAGCGCCTATATCCACAATTTGCGCGCCATTGGCGTGATGATTAGCATGTTGATACATCACCATTTCAGCCACTATTCTTTCAAATGCTGCTATAGGGTGTGTATGTGATACTGATCCTTGTGGAATTTTAGGTATCCACCCTGGCATATATTTAGTTAACTGGGTTAACATGCCAGGGGTCATTTTGTGCTTGTATGGAACCAATAGCCCCTCTTTATCTATTTCGCAATATGGATAATGAAGAGACCATCGCGGCACTAATCCGGCTGGTAAATTTGGTGGAATTGGTATTCCAGCAGGGGGCGGTGGTGGAGG